TACCAACCCAAGGCAGTGCGTCCGGCTTCTGTGGTCGCCGCGTTGAACCACATCGACGGAAACAGCCGTCTGGCGGCTTCGATGCGCATCTTTGCCGCGCCCTTGCCCTGATTCGGGATCACCGTCACCACGAACTCCGCGTCCCGGAATGCGCTGGCGAACGAAACATCGTTGATGCGGTCTTGCGTATCGCCGTCATGCGGCAGGACGATCAGCGCCTTTTCGTAGCCGCGGTCTCGCAGCCAGCCCAGATGCGTCGAAAGGGGTTGGCCCTGGGCCGTGTAGTGGTCCAGGATTCGGATTTCTTTGCCGATGAACTGCGCCACCCACATGGAAAACGCATCGGCCTTGGCTCCGGTTCCTCCCAGGTCGCAGAACACCCGCAGCGTCATCAGCGGGTCCGCTGCCACCCGGCCAATGCGGCCTTGCAACTTCGCTTGGGTTAGGTTGCGTGCGAAATACGCACCCTCCACCACCGTGACGTAATCGCCTTCCCAAATGTGGTCGTAACTATCCGGCCGCTCTGCCAGGTCTTTGCGCCGCACGCGCTCCAGGATGGTCGGGAACCACGGGTTGTCCCGCCAGTTCATCTCGACCACCTTGTACCGGGGGTCGTTCGCCGCCCGGAATCGCTTGTCTGTTGCGCTGCCCTTGCGCTTGGGGTTCCACGTCACCCACAGTTCGGAGTCTTCTTCCCGCAGCGTCGGGATCAAGACTTGCCAAACCGCCTCAGTGACAGCTTCAGCCTCGTCCACCCAGGCCAGCAGAATCTTCGCTTTGGACTTGATGCTGTCCACGCTGCGGTCCAGGCCGGCGAACACATAGGACACTCGACCGTCCTTGGTGCGGATGTACTTTTCGCCAATCTCGAACTGCGCGGCCAGCCATTGCTCGGACTTGATCGCCGCCTTGATTTCAGCCAGCGAGGAATCCTCCAGGCTGTTCATGAACTGCCGGCCGCACAGAATCACGCCTTCCCGCCCGGCCGCCGCCCACATATAGGCGCGTACCGCCGTCATCTTGGCGAAAGTCCGCGTCTTGGCTGACCCGCGCCCGCCGTGGGCGCCCCTGACATCAGCCTGCCCCTCGAAAACCGGGATCAGCCTGGGCGGAAGCTCAAGCCTGGCCGTGCTCACTTCGGGGCGACAAGCTCAATGCGGGTGACGAGCGGATTCTCTGGATCGCCCGCCACCGTCATCGGCAGCACCTTGCCAACCAGCGTCAAGAACGCCGAGGCCGTGCGCGGGTCGTTCGCCCTAGCCGTCAGGTAGTCCACCCCGCCAGCAGCGTCCAGGGCGCCCAGGATCATCTCCTTGAGGGCCTTGGTGGTCTTGTTCGGGATTCCCTTGCGACTGCCGCCTTTCGCGGGCGGCTTCCTGCCATTGACACTTTTTGTCACTTTGTCCACTCCCTTGCCTTTGGAGTGCGCCCATCCATCACGGGGAGTAATTCCCCGCTGAGCGCTGGTGTTCGGGCTCTCCTGATGCCGTTGCCGAAGGCGGGGAGATATCCGGCCGTGTGCTGTCCACCGGCCGACGGTCAGGTTTCGCGCATGAATGGAAAAGGTGCGCCCCAGACCCGGGCTATTGCCGTATGGCCAAAGGTGTGTCCCGGCGGGAGCGCGATTCGAAGGATTTGGTGGCGATGGCCGGAATCGAACCTGCATCCTTGGGCAGTCGGCCGGGAACCCCCAACCCATCGCCCATGTTCTTCCACTGAACTACATCGCCAAATGAGAAAAGCCCTCACGGTGGAGGGCTCTGCTCTGAGCTTTATCGGCACCGCCGCCTCCATCATGGATGTGCGGCTCCTGTGCCAATGCTCAGCTGCTGGCCGGGAATGTGCCATAGCTCAGCGGTGCACGTCAAGGCTTTTTTACACTCCGCGGTTGATAAGCATTTGGCGCCCATCCTGCACCAGCTGCGCCAGCCCGTCCAGGCTCACCCCCAACTCCCGGGCCTGGCTGGTCGGGCTCCTGGGGTGCAGGTAGCTCCAGTGGATCGCGCGGCGGTGCTTGTCGGGCAGGTTTCCTCCCCGTACTGGCGCTTTGCTTCAGAGGATCGGTACAGGTTGAACATGGGGGAGCCGGCCGTCCCGGTCTGCCTTTGGCTGCCGCGGCACCAGCGGGCCCAGTTCTCCAGGCGGTCGTGGATCTTCCATTGGCTGGGCTGGACGGCGGCGAAATCGACGTGGGGGCGCTGGGGCTGGCGGCTTGTGACCGATGCCATTGCCATCAGGGGGAAACAAGCGTCCATTGGGTTCTCCGTCGTTATGGCAAGAATCCGATCCGTGGCTTCACCGGCTGTTCAACGCCTTTGCCCGTCACTTCGCGCACGACTTCGTGGAGCCGCTTCACCACGCCGTCGGCTTCCTCGCTGTAGCTGCCGCTGGCTGTGCCGGTCATGTGAAGCGGGTAGCTGTATTCGTCATTCGCGCGTGTGGGCTGTTTCGTCATGCGGCTAGCCTCCTATGCGTTTCGTTCGAGCCCGAGGCCGCTCATGCCTCCAGGCGCGCGATGAGGCTCTGAATCCGCTCGTTCAGAATCGACAGGCCAGAGTTCATGTCCTGCAGGCGATTGCTCAGGCTGGTGCTCTGGACCGCGCTGGGGGACGGCGGCGTGCCGGCGGACTGCGGGCCCATCGGGCGCAGGATGCTTTCCCCCAGCCGGGATTCCATGTGCTCGACGCCCTGCACGCAGCCCTTGATGTTGCGCTCCAGCGTCTCGAGTTGGTTGGGGACTTCGAGTTGCCGCTTCTGCTCAATGGCGCCCACGGCCAGCCCTGCCATTGCGCCACCGCCATTCGGGTAGGCCTGCTTCATTTCATTACCGTACATGCTCATTCTCCTGTGTGTTCCCGGCTTGGAGCCCGTCGGGTGTGGGCGTGGTGACTTCTTGCTGGAGCGTCAGCGCGTCGATGCCATTGCCGCATCCGTTGTCCAGCGCGCAGGCAACCTCTACTGCTTTGACAGCATCAAAGCCGAGGTACATCGCGGCTAGCGCGTAGTCGCGCCCCGAGCCGATGCACTTGGGGGTACGGCGTGTGGTGGTAGGCATATGACATGCCGTCGTCGGCAATGAAAATGCTGCCTACTGCGTCGTCGCCCTTCTGGAATTCGGGATACTTGGCCGGGTCGCGACCCGCGCGAAACCACTCCAGGAGCGCCATTGCGCGCGAGCCGTCGCCAGCAAAACCAACGATCCCTCCGGGAACGCGGAATATCTTGGTGACGGTGCGTCGGTAGCCGCAGTTCGTGCCTGCGCGGTCTGCGGCCAGAGTCTTCCCGTCCCATGCAATGATCGTCATGCAAGCCCCTGCCAAGGCGTGGCGGAGTAGTCTCGATACGAAACCCCGCGCTTGATCCTGCTGGCCACCACACCATTGACGCCAAGTCTTTGCGCGGTCACGTAGGGGCCGTCCGTGCTTTCTCGGATGGCCGCGACTTGCTCAGGATCTACTCGGCCCGCCATCTTCTGCTGTGCGGCCGCAAGAGACTTGCTGCGGCGCAGCTTTGCCGCTGCGTCCATGTTGGCGTGCATGCGCCGCACGCGCTCGGAGACGTCGATGCACTCCAGGTGCTCTTTTTTCAAGCAGGCCGGGTTGCGGCAAGTGGCGGTGATCTGGTCTTCGCTGGTCAGGGTGATGCCGTGGTATTCCTCGTAGGCACGACGACGGACACCCACGTACCAGTCTCGCCCGTCAACCCATTCGGTTCCGGCTGGCGCGCCGTTCTTGTGTTTCTTGCCGGTCCACAGGAGGCAGTCACCGTCCTCCACGCACTTGCACATGATTCGGGCTAGGTCTAAGCGGCTCATGGCACCTCCACGAACTTGGGCGCGGCGAAGTAGCTGTTGAACTGCGTGCGCCACTCCGGGGTGTATCCGGCCGGGTTGCAGATGACTCTAGTGCGTCCTATCAGTGCATCACCCGTGTCGTGCGTGTGGCCGTGAATCCAGAGCACAGGGGCATGTGACCCCTCCAACAGGTCGTCGCACTTGCCAGCGAAGCCGCCGGTGCATTCATTGCCGAAGCGCGGATGGCTCAGGCCGTAGGACGGCATGTGGTGGGTGATGACCACGGTCGGGCCGCCGCCTGTGCTCAGCGCCTCCGCGATCGCGGCCGCTTCGTACTGATGCTGGTTCACCATGTCCTCCACGGTGAAGGGCCAGCGCCCGCGCGCAATCAGCCGGAAGTCGTTGAGGTAGGAGTTGATCGCCTGCGCTTCCGCCAGGGTGTCGCCGCCATCGCCCCAGAGCGTGCCGAAGATGAATCGGATGTCGCGGAGTTGCAGGGTTCGCACTTCGCCCGCGGCGACATGCGTTAGCACCTTCTTGCTCCACACCTTGACGTCCGCATTCCACTTGTCAAAGTCGTGCCGGTAGTACTCATGGTTGCCCGGCACGTAGATGACGTGAAGGAACCTCCCCTCGACCCATTCCAGGAATTCGATCAGACGCGGCACGTCACTGCAAATGTCTCCAGCAAGACAGAGGATCGCGTCCTCGTCACGCGGGTCTTCCGGCAGAAAGTGGTCAGCCAACTTCTGGATGCTCTCCTTCGGGAAGAACTCCAGATGGAAGTCGGACGCGATGCGCAGCAGGATCACAGCAACCCTTTCTGCGCCAGCCGCACCAACGAGCGGAGATGGCCGTGCATCCATGCCATGTCAACTTCATCGCGCGTGACGCCGGGCGGAATCGGGCGCTGACCGTCGAACACCTGATCGCAACCCACGCAGGCGTAAGCCCCGCAATAATCAAGCGCCTTGGTGCCGCCGCCCTTGTCTGCGCTGGGCCAGCGCGCATGACTCCAGATCACGTCACCCCAGCAGGCGCGCGGAATCCTCACGGTGCACTCCTCACCC